GGAATATCCCAGCGCCTACTACATCCGTGTTGGGTGTAGAGAATGTTTCTCAAGCCGTATCTTCAAGGACGGTTAAAAGAATTAAACCTGTTCGAGTGAAACGTAGTGCTAAAGGTCCCGGTGAAAAATCCGGAAGCCCAGACAGAGGTTCGCGTAAATCGGTTCCCGAGTCAAAGGCCGTTTTGGAGGAGTCCAAGACTGCCCGGGGGTCTAATACTCAAAAAATTGATGACGGTGTGGATTTTGTTGACATGAGGACCGCCTCCGGCGCAGTGTCAGCAGTTGTCTCAGATTTGTCAGGGTGGGCCGGAGGCCTGAAGCTCCGGGTTCATCCTTCTGATCAGTTAGCATTTGATTACATGAAGCAATTTGCTAACGTTGAGACACATCCATCTGTCACGCATAACGCCCATTCCATTTCACATTTATCACGCGATAATTTCATTCTCCAGATCCTCAAGACCGAAGGTTTGAAGAAAACGAGTTTGAAAATTCTCGATTGGTATGGATCTCCTCGTAATGCAAAATGGACGCCGTCCCGTATGCCTAGTATCCCCGTCCTAGTCAACGGTAAGCGCTCAACATCACGAAAGGAATTCAGTGTGGAATTCGTTCGCGCTCCAGCTAAGCCTGTACAGGGTGATGCGGCCAGGAGTGTGAACCTCAACCGTCAGAATGTGCCTGATGATTGCGATTTCGCCATCATTCAGGACGTATATTTTGACAGTGATGGGAATGGTCTGGATGCTAAAGAGATTTTGAAGATATGCAACATGGTATCTTCGAAACGTGTTTATGTGTGTGTGCGTATGTTCTTGGGAATGTGCGGTGCCGATGATTTTGGTAACGGTAAAGTTGAAAACGCTTGGTTTAGGAAGAATGGTATGATTTTTTCTGTTCCAGAAAACCATGGTTCAGCTTATGCTGCACATCCTGATGTGAACTTCTTGATGAAACGGTCTGTTGATGGGTTGGACATTGCAGATCTTGGCAGCTTTGGCCCATACAAAGCTTTTCGCTGCGTGCCTGAATTTGATGATGCTGTTCCACTTTTGGATCAGTACGTCAGTCCAGGTTCCGTCGTGATCAAACAACTCGTGAGCGAGTCTTGGTGGAACAGAATCCCCATTGCGATTCTTAATGAGGTTCCTGTTTCATGCCTGGTGCATGAAAAGACCTTTAGTTCTGAAGTTGGTGTCTATTCATCAAGGTTCCCTACTGGTAATACAGTTGACAGCTTGACTCAGCGTGTTCGTGTTCTTTTGGGCAAAGAATTCGAAATGCGTGTGATTCAGGATCGTTTTCCTGAATTCCATGCAAAAGTTGTCATGGGGACAGTTCGAGCCATTTTGTATGGTTTCCGTGATGAGAATTCACGGACGTTAGGTGTCCTGAGAAGGAGGCATGTGAAAGGAGAAAAAGAACTTGTTGTTGCTCGGGCAGTGACCATACCTGAACACGGTTGGTCGTTGCGTGAAACCGTCCAACGATGGGTTTTCTTTCTTCTTTTATTCATTGGTGTAGTTATTACAACACCTGTGTTTTTGTCTTATTTTAACACGTTGCCTGAGGGCAATCTCTTTAGATTTGTAATTTACTGTTTCAACCAAGGATTGGTGGCGAACGCAATCTTTTGGGCTCCTCTTTATGAGGAATTGATTCGGTTTTACTTTCCTAGAGTTATGTTTTTCCTTGTGTCTATGGAAACCGCAGCTCATACCGCCCTGTTTGGACCATCAGCGGCGCTGCGCACTTTCTTTATGCACTTGGGATGTGTTTTTCTCCATGAAAGTTTTGGGAAGGTGGGTGTGTTTTTAGCTGTTATCTTACACACTTGCTGGAATGGTCTCGCCTATTATGGGGGACCAGACTTTGTTCCCAAAGGTTTGGTGACACCAGTCATCTCGGCTTGTTTTTTAAAATTTTTACAAGCATACGATATTGGAGAGATCGTTGAGGCCACGAGCGGTGTTTGGAGTGTTCCTTTGTCAAGCACGCTCGCATCATTTGTTTCACGAGCTTTTGATGGGCCCAACAACTTCAGAGGAGATATTCAAATTGAAGTCGATCAAAACAATACTGACATTGTTTCGGCTTTAGATCTATTAGACGATGATGTCGGTCGTAACAAAATGTGGCCTATTTTGATTACTAATCGTCTAATGTGGCAACCGGCGAATGTTCCCAAAAACTTACTGGTTGCTATTCTCTGGAGAACGCATAATGACCCGTTTGTAGGTCATGACCCTGAAACAATTCGCCATTCCCGTTGGGAGCAGATAGCACGTCAGGCGGTTGATAGTGGATTCTTTGATTTAAAACTCGATGAATTCCTTTCGATTTCTGAGTGTGCACGTCTGATGGGAAAGAGAGGCAAGCGCATTCTTATGGCAGACCTCAAAATCTCTAATGGCGACTCTTTTTCATTAAGTAAAAACATTTCACTTAAGTGGAATGAAACCCTTCCCGTTAACAAAGATTGTGGCGGAGTACTTACCATGAAACCAAGGGCAATAATTAATCTTGATGCTCGGTACCATTCACAGATGGCCCCAGTTTCGCGTGAAATCACTCGTGTTTTACATGAGATATTTGATGGAACTCCCCG